TGTAAAGCATCATCACTTAATTTTGAATATATACTTAATTCAAAATCAATATTATATGGAACTGGCATATAAACTTTTTTTATATTGCCAGAATTATCTACTTTTTTAAAAGTTTGTGTAACACTAGTTTTTCTGTCTCCATCATAACTTATTCCAATCATCTCAAATGACATTCTTGGCAAAACTATAGATATTGGTTTTTCTAAGTTTGCTTGCTGTTCAATTTTTGCCAAAAACTTTTGTGTTGGACCATAAGAAAGTGCAACTTTTATATCTTCTAATAAATTTTTATTGGCATCTAAATGTTGAATATGGATATTATTAAATAATGTTCCAAATCCTACAATTACCTTTCTTATAATTTCGTGATAAAAATAATTTCCTAACATTTTAATATTCTCCGAAAGGATTGGATTCAGTAAAATCTAAAATTGTATCGGCTTCAATTTCGATTCTTTCATTATCATCATAATTAGTCTCTTCTGAATTATAATTATTATAATTTTTTAATCTATATGAAGCACTAGAAGATGATCCCACTACAATCTCACCCTCATAAAAATTAATATTACTGGAATTTGAAGATATGGAATAAACTTCTAGTTTATTTTCGACAGAATTCCAAGATTTGACTCTTGCTTTAACTCCAGATGTTGTTCCAGTAATTATTTCATTATAAACATAAGAACCAGTTCCTTCAAAATCATTTGGATTAGATAAAGTGATCCTGGGATCATCTGTAGTTATACTTGATGTATATCCAATTCCAGGATTCTTAATATTTATGTCTACCAATACTCCATTAGAAATTATTGGTTCAAATATAGCTGTTGTTGCTCCAACTACATTTTGGGATGGTGGACTAATAGTAATTGAAGCGGTAGAATTTGTATATCCACTTCCCCCATCATTAATCGATACTCCAATTACACCACTGATTGATAGATCAGTACTTATACCACAAGTTGCAATTGCACCAGATCCACCACCACCAACGATTTGTATTTGGGGAGCTACTGTATATCCAGCACCACAAAAATTGAGAAGTATTTCCTTTATTGATGTAACACCACCCAAAGTCTGCATAACTGCTTTTGCTTTTGCAGTATTTCCCCCTATTAAATCTGGTGATTCTATAATTACATTTGGTGTAGAAGTATAACCATATCCATCGTTATCCAAATATATTGTGTTAACATATCCTTGACCAACAATTGGTGTCACCCTAGCAGAAGATCCAGTACCAACAAATTCCAAAGTAGTTATATATCCTTCATCCTCTGTGACTCGATCTATTTCATCTATACTTGTATCAATAACCTCATTTTCATATTCATAAAGTTCACATAAAAGTTCATAAACATAATTTTTTCCAAGTTGATAAAAAGGTTTTTCAAATTCAACTTTTTTTATTTCGAATAATCTTTTACCCAAAGGAAAATAAATTAAATCACCTTCTCTTGGTCTCATTAAAAGATCGGGATCTTCATTAACATTATTTTTTTGCATGAAAGGTGTTATAAAAATTTCATACCTTTCTCTAGAAATTATAAGATTTACTTCATTTTTTAATCTTAATCCAAATTTTGTCATTAAATCACTTCCAGGAGCATATCCCTCATAATTATCTAAATATGCTTCTATCATAAAACTATCATCAAATTTTGATGATTCAACTTCATTTAAAATATTATCTACTTTTATATAATTTCTTGGCAAATAATATACGTCAATTCCGTACATTTTTAACTGCTCATTAATCAAATCTTGTACCAGAGACTGCTCTCCTCTTGATCCCTGAAGGAAAAATGGGTTTAATGCCATAATTAACCTATCATGTCGTAAGGTGGTAATTCATATTCATTCATCATTCTTTGTTTAATATCGGCAATTTCTTTCTCGGCATCATCATAAATTTGCCTACCATTTAATTCTATTCCACCTGGTAATTTAACTCCATTAAACTTAATTAAATTTTGTCCCCATTGTCTTTTTATCAATGAAGTTAGATATGTTTTTAAAAAACTATCATTATAAACTTTGGTGAATGATGTCGGATCCAATGCTCTATAACAATCTATGATTAAATAACTATCTTTCTGCACTGTATCCCAATCCAGATCTAGATAAAGTCTATCTTGTCTTTTATTAAATCTTATTTGTTTGTCAGTTGTCAATAGAAAGTCAATGTCTTCCAAATATCTTTTGACCATAGAATATTGTAATAATTCTATTGAATTGAAATAGTGTAAATCATTTAAGAATAATTGATATTTAATACTAAACATTCCACCAGAGATTGAACTGGTATCAATTTTAAAAATTTTCTCAATACCAACTACAGATTCTGGAACCTGAATAAAATTTGATGATTCGTAAAAATTAAAATTACTTGTAATACCATTTACAGTTGAGGATGTTGTCGTAGTTACTATTCCAACTCCATCTGGACTTTTTGCTTTTCCTCGGTCCAAATCATTTTGTGATATTTTATATTTAAGGAACATTTTTTCCACACCATCAAAATGACGTTCATTAAAATATTGTAAAGCATCATCGACTAAATCATCGATTTGCTCTTCACTAACATTAATCTCTAAAACTGGTGCCCCTAATTTTCGGAGACAATAATTTACTAATTCTTGTCTCGTAGTTGGCTTAGCCACTATTTCTTACCCCCATCAAAATATGATATTGGTATTTTTAAGTATTTATATCTTAAGATCTATTGCTCAATAATTCTTTCAATAATCCTTTTATTTCTTCAATATCTTTTTTAATTTCATCTATTTCTTTTCTTTTTATTTCTTTTTTATTTAAAGAATTAACATATTGATTATATGAGGTGCTATCTGAATTTATAATAGCACCTGTATTTTCATCTCTATAAAGATGACTATAACCTTTTACCTTTATCATCTTACCGCTAAAACACGAATATCATTAAATTTTGGAGTTTCTGCTTGGTTTGTTCCAGACATTACTATTTTTATCATAAATCCACTGAATAAATCTAAATTATCTGCGGTATATTCATAATCTGAAAATTCTCCATCTCTACTTGAAGGAACTCTATTATCTGGAAGACCGCTATTTTTAGAAGGATCTAAGACTAAAACATCCCCATTACCATCTATTGTAATATTATCATATCCTGGGAATAGTTCAAATGATTGACCTATTTCTGAAGAATCTTCTCTTATCAAACTATAAAGAACTCTAAAATCTGTAGACTCTGGTCTTTCGGCACTTATAATAACCTTCAAAGAAGTTGCAGGATTATCTAAAGAAATAATATTAGTATAATAAGACGAAACATGTGGATCATCTAATATAGAATTTACTCTACTATCAGAAGAATAATTATTAATTGGATTGTTCAGTCTATTACTGTAAAACTCTGTAAAAGCAGTATTTAAATTTAATACAGGAGATAAATTAGAATCACTAGTATTTAAAGTTATTGCAGTTGTGAAAGATTTTTTTCTTGGAAGATTAGTTAGATATTCATTTTGATTTTGTTCTGAACAAACAAGTCTAACAGAATTAAGTGTATTTAATGTATTTAATTGAACAGGTTCATATCCATTATCTTCAAAAGAAGACTCTGATCCATTAATGCTTGTTCCGGTCACAGTTCTAATACTAGAATCGACGGATGTAATCGAACCTGGTGTTAAAACATCATATGTTGGCAAAACTGAATTGTAAATAATATTTTGAGACGCTTTAACATTAGATCCCCCAGCAAATTTAAATGAATTGAAAGAAAGTTGTGGGGTAGAAGTGATAGAAGAATCGGAAGACCTATCAACCCCCCTATCAACTCCTCTATTAAACTCTATATAATAACTATCAGATTCTATCGGACCAGAAATTGGCATAGAAACATTATTAATTCTTCTCAATGAAACACCAGCAAGTTCATATTTTTCAACAATAGTTCCAACTGGATGTGTAATTGCTACAGTGGAATCAAATCCTCTTCCATTTGGTGAAATACTTAAAATATTATTAGATACATTATTATATTTTATAATTTCATCACCAATTTTAACATATCCTGGATTAGAGGAGGAAACTGGAAACCCTTCAAAGGTACTAAAATCGGAAGCGTCGTCAATCGTAATGCTATTAGATTCTGAAATAGGCAACTCTTCTACTAATTGCTTTAATGGAATATCAGATTGTATATTATTAATTAAAACTTTATTTGCAGATGAATACATTCCATGATTAAAATGCTCAATTTTTAAATAATTTCCAGAATTTATTCCATCATCTCCATAACTTGAAGTTATAGTTGTTCCAGCTAAAGATACAATTTCTCCCGAATTGTTATAATAACTCAATGCAGCACCAACAGAAAATTCTTTCCCGGTTCCAGCATCACCAAATTCACCAATAACATTATCTAAGTATAATGTATCTACTCCATTTATAGAACTTATAGTTATCAAACAATC